GTGCTCGATGAGTCATTGTCGCTGCGCGATGAGGGGTTGTCGGCCTACCACCAGAACCACGTCAAGCAGGGGGCGCTTGGGGCTTTTCTGCGTGCCGTCGACGAGGGGCGCATACCGGATGGCTCGGTGTTGATCGTGGAAGGCCTCGACCGGCTGAGCCGGGCCGAGCCGATACAGGCGCAGGCGCAGCTCGCGCAGATCATCAATGCCGGCATCACGGTGGTGACGGCCAGCGATGGCAGGGAGTACAACCGGGCCGGGCTCAAGGCACAGCCGATGGATCTGGTGTATTCGCTGTTGGTGATGATCCGTGCGCACGAGGAATCCGACACGAAGAGCAAGCGCGTGAAGGCGTCGATTCGCCGTCTGTGCGAAGGCTGGGTGGCAGGCACTTATCGCGGGTTGATTCGCAACGGCCAAGATCCTCAGTGGCTGCGCTGGGATGGCCAGGCGTGGCACCTGATACCCGAGCGAGTAGAGGCGGTGCGCTATGCCATCGAGCTGTACAAGCAAGGTGAGGGGGCGACCCGAGCGGCGCGCAAGCTGGCCGAGCGTGGTTATGTACTGAGTGATTGGGGGATTGCCGGGCAGCAGATTTATCGGCTGGTGAAGCTGCCGGCATTGCGCGGTGCCAAGCGCATCAGTGTCGACGGCGAGGATTACCTGCTGGAGGGATACTACCCGCCCGTGCTGACCGATGAAGAGTACGAAGCCCTGCAGGCGGCAACCGAGACCCGGCACGGTCGACGCGGGGCGCCTGAGATTGTCGGCCTGGTAACGGGCCTGGGAATCGCCTACTGCGGCTACTGCGGTACCGCTGTCGTAGCGCAAAATCTTCTGAGTCGGGCGCGTAAGGATGGCACTGTAGCCGATGGCCATAGGCGACTGCATTGCACGTCGTACAGCAAGAGCACGGGCTGCAAGGCGGCCAGCTGTAGTGTGGTGCCGGTCGAGAAGGCGTTGCTGTCCTACTGCTCCGATCAGATGAACCTGACCAGGCTGCTCGAGCCCGCGGACGATGGCCAGCAATTACGCCAGCGGCTACAGGCGTGCCGGCGAAAGCAAGCAGACGTGGAGCGGCAGCTGCAGAGGATCACAGAGGCGCTGCTGGCCGACGACCAGGGCGCTGCGCCGCTGGCGTTCGTGCGCAAGGCGCGCGAGCTCGAAGCGCAACTGGGGCAGTTGCAGGCCGAGGCCGAGCACTTGGAGCGAGAGCAGGGCAAGGTGGGTCAGACGCAGACGCCGGCCGGCGCCGAGCTGTGGCGCAAGCTGGCAATCGAGGCGCAGGACATCAAAAGCCCGGCGCGCGAACAGCTGCGGCAGTTGGTGCTCGATACGTTCAGCCGGATAACGGTGTATATGCGGGGCTTGGTGCCTGACCCGAAGTCGAAGGTCATACACCTGGTGCTGGTGTCGCGTTCGGGGCAGCGGGTTGTGCTGGATGTTGATCGGCGGTCGGGTGCCTGGAAGGCAGGCCGCGACCGCCGTGGGTGATCAGGCAGCTTTCTTGCCGATCAGGATGGCCGCCAGTTCAGGGTCGCCGGGTGGGCTGCTGTGCACCACCAGGTGGCCCATACCCTCCCAGTAGTTTTCCTGCACCTCGATGCACACCCGCCAAGCGGCCCAGGCCACATCGGCGCCGACTTCGATCACGTTGCCTGCATCATCAACGATGGCCAGGCGCGCCGGCTTACCTTCTGCCGTGGTGCAGCTGAAGCCGGTGCTGGCCGTGGCGCTGATGCGGGCGGCCTGCAGCTGGGGGTTGGGTACTGAATCTTTCATGCTGCCTCCGACTGCTTGCGCCAGGCGCCGAAGGCGTCGAAGACGCGCTCGGCTTGGGCGGTGGTCAGGGTTGCTTGGTAGGGCATGGCTATCCATGCCATGCCTATGAGGTGGTTCGGGTTGCACCGAGCTTTCAGCTCGATCGAGCGCGGCTCGATCACGTCGATCAGGCTTTCGGCGCGGTAGATGCCATCCAGTGCCAGTTCCTCGCTCTTCATGTAGGGCGCGGCGTTGTCTGGCCGGTGCAGGCCGGCGAGGTAGATCGTCCAGCGGTACGGCCTTTCGGTGATGGCGTCGACCAGGGCGACACGGCTGTTGCTGGTGACCAGCGTGCCGTTCTTCCAGTTGATGATGGTCTGCAGCTCCAGATGCTCGACATCGAGCACGGCCACATGGTTGCTGCGCAGCATCGACCGGTAGTAGTTGGCCAGGCGTGCCTGGTGGTTGTAGGGTTTGCGCTGGCTCATGCGGCATCCTCACTATTGATGGCATTGCAAGGCGAATGCTGCTGCTCCCACTCTCGAAACCTGGCCATTGCCAAGGGCTTTAATTCTGTCCACCCGATGGGCCACCCCATCAGCCACTCGACCCATTCCGGGTTCAGCTGGCCACCTTTTCCACCTTCCGGTGATACGGCGGTTTTCAGGCGTACCTGTTGGCCCTTGGCTTTGCGATCGATAAGTGATTGGTTGCTCCACTTGTTGCTGTCCGAAGCTGTCGGCGTTGGCCACAGTTGCACCATCACACCCAGGCTTGGGCTCTTGCGGTGATAATCTCCCGGGCTGCCATTGCGCTTCCCGTCGCTGGCCAGTGGTGTCGGCCAGAGTTTGGCTGCCGAGCTGAGCCCCCATCCCGCGTTCTTGCTGGCGCCTGGCTGGTTGTGATTGCCATGCACTGTTGGGGTGGGCCACAAGCCAGAGTCGGTCGCGCTGATGGGGCGCTCCAAGGTCGGATGCTGATAGACGTAGCCAGCTCGCGTCATACCCCAGTTTGGCAAGGTCACTGATGACCACGGCAAGGCCTCGTCCCACAAGCAGTGGTGAGTTCTCCACGAAGACGAAGCGAGGCAGAACCTCACCGACGATTCGTGCCATTTGTTTCCACAGGCCTGATCGGCTGCCATCGATGCCGACACCGGCGCCGGCTGCTGAGATGTCCTGGCACGGGAAGCCGCCAGATACGACGTCAACAAGGCCTCGCCATGGTCTGCCGTCAAAACTGCACACGTCAGACCAAATCGGGAAAGCTGGGAGGCATCCATCGTTTTGTCGTTGCGCCAGAATTTGTGCTGGGTAGGCATCACGCTCAACGGCGCAGAGGGTTCGCCATCCGAGCAGGTGACCGGCGAGTATTCCGCCACCAGCGCCCGCGAAAAGAGCCAGCTCATTCACTGTGCCCCCTTGAAAATCTTCGTCATGCCGTAGTCCACCGCGCGACCGCGCAGCAGCAGTGCCTTGGTCAGCTTACGGCGGTCGTTCTGGCTGTGGGTGGCCTGGCGCAACAGGCCGAAGTGGCTGTTGGCGGTTTCGCGTAGGCTGTCGGCTGGGTGGTGTGCGGCTGCGCGCAGGGCGTTGGCAACGGTGCGGCGGCGCGTGATGCGTCGGTGGGGCTTGATCACCTGGCCAACTAAGTCGATGCCGCGCTCGGCCGGCTGGAGGATGGTCTTGGTCGGGTTCAACTTGGCGTGCAGGCGGTCGGCCAGGAAGGCTTCGATCTGCTTGCGCCAGGTGTTGAGCTGCTGCGGGCTTTCGTGCAGCAGCACGAAGTCATCGACGTAGCGGATGTAGTGCCGGGCGCGCAGCTGGTGCTTCACGAACTGGTCAAGGGCGTTGAGGTAGATGTTGGCGAAGAACTGGCTGCTGAGGTTGCCGATCGGCAGGCCCAGGTAGGCCGGTTGCGCAGCAAGGCGCTTGTGCTGCGGCACGCGGTTGACCAGGCGGTGCGGGCTGCGCAGGTAGTAGCTGTCGCGCGGGTCGTGCCAGAGAATCTGCTGGGCTAGTGCCTGCCAGGGTTGCTCGGGGATGGCGGCCTGCAGCTGGCTGGCCAGTACGCGTTTGTCGATGCTGACAAAAAAATTAGCCAAATCCATCTTGCAGTACCAGGCCGGTCGCCTCCAGTTCTGGGTGATGCTGCGGGCCTTGCGCTCCAGTCTCTGGGCGGCGTAGAGGGTGCCGCGCCCTTTGATGCAGGCGCAGCTGTCGGCGATGAAGGTGCGCTCGATGCGTGCGCCGACGTGGTTGTAGAGCAGGTGGTGCACGATGCGGTCACGGTAGGCCGCGGCCCATACTTCACGGTACTTCGGGCGGGTGACCACGAAGCAGGTGGAGGGGCCGGGCTGGTAGGTGCCGCTGTTCAGCTCGGTGTGCAATTGCATGATGTTGCGCTCCAGGGTGAACTCGAATGCCAGGGCCGATTGGCTGCCGCGCTTGCTGCGTCGGCAGTCGTAGTACGCCTGCATGAGTGCCTCGATAGAAAAGCCAGCATGGCCTGGGGTAAAACCGTTCGATGCTGCGGACGGCGAAAGCGGGCCGCGCGTTGTCCTTGTAGTCGTTGTTCTGGTTGCCATCGTCGAAGTTCTGGATCCACGCGTTGTTCGGGCCGTTCTGCGCCAGGTCGTGCTATCTACGTCGCGCTGCCGAAGGCTGAAGCCGATCAGCGGCGAAACTGCGCGGGGCCTGCCCGGACGAAGCCGGGTGGTTCCCCTGATGCGCATGTCGGTGGCCGGGTAGGCCAGCGGCACGACCAGAATCAAAATCGCACTGTCATGAGGGCCGTGACCCTCATGCCTCTGGCGATGCGGCGGCATTTTTTTTCCATCCCGTGGCCTGCCGGCCTATGTCGTCGGTGAGGACGACGGTGCGCCCGTGCTGCTTCGGGCTGAGCACCCCCAAGTCGACTGCAAGGCGCAAGCTCAGCTCGATGACCTGTAGCTTCTCCAGCGCTTGCTGGATGTGGCCGACTCGCTCCTGACCGCTCGCGCTGTTGGCACGAAAGATCAGCAGTGATAGATCGAAGCATTCGTTGAGCACTCGCTGGTCGAGGGTGAACCCGAATGGGCGCCGCCAGTTGGCGATCAGCTCGGAGACGAGCAGTGCCAGCTCAGCGAGGCGCTTGTAGATCGGCAGGTGTTTGGCGATGGCCATGCTGGAAAACTCGCTTACCGCGCGCTACGCGCGCGGTGATTCAAGTGCGTTAAGGGTTGAAGGGATAAGGATTCTGCGGACGGCGAAAGCGGGCCGCGCGCGGTCCTTGCAGTCGCTGTCCTGGCTGCCAACGCCGAAGTACTGGATCCACGCGTAGTGCGGGCCGCCCTGCGTGCTGGTAATCCACCAGCCTTTGTCGTTGAACTGTTCGGGGATGTTGGCCCAGCAGAGGAAGGCCTCGGCCTGGGCGGGCAGGTAGAGGTCGCGGTGACCTTCGGACTCTTGCTCACTCGCCCACAGTGCGGCCGGGTGTTCGGTACCGGATGCCAGCAGAGCCTTGGTGTTGGCCATGCCGTCGCGGCGGTAGTTCGCGCCGTCGGTACGCTTGCCATGGCCGCCGTAGGTAATGGAGGCAATCTGTGCATGGACGGGGGCCACCAAGTGGTAATCCGGGTTACCGTCTTCGCCACGAATAACGCCGACATAGGTGCCGCCCTGGCCATGCCAGTGCTGGCCGATAGCGGGCGGAATCAGGTAGTTGTCGCGGGTGATCAGCTCGCCAAGGATGGGCACCAGTCCGGTTTCCTGCTCGAGCACTTGGCGGGCGAGCAGTGCGTTAGTGGTCTTCAGGGAAGTGCCGCGGACTTCCAGGGTGATTTGATTCATGGTCATGTCCTCAAAATTTGAAACCGACCACGCGCTGCGCGCGTGGCGGAAAGAGCCTGGAAGTGGTTAAGGGGTGACTTTGATTCTGCGGACGGCGAAAGCGGGCCGCGCGCTGACCTTGCAGTCGAGGCCCTGGGTGCCATCGGCGAAGGTCTGGATCCACGCGTCGTGCGGGCCGTTCTGCGTGCTGCACCAGTAGCTGGTGGGCTCCATGGCCTGCGTGCCGGCGTCTTGGAATATGGCGATAGGGCTCTGGCTTGGGTGGGTCTCGGTGTACGGGTAGCCAGGCGGCAGGCTGCTGGGGTTGTCGCCGTCGCGGAAGCTGCACCAGTTCTCTTGCGCCGTTGGCTTACAGGCGCGGTAGACCAGTTCGTTTTCGTCGCGGCTGCCGATGAACCAATCGGAGTGCCCGCCGATGTTCAGTTCCAGCGCCCAGGCTGCGAGCTCGCTGCCCGCTTCGGCCATGGCGCGTGTGTTGGCCAGGCCGTCGACGACGCTGCCGGCGCCGGGGATCAGGATGCCCGCTTCGCCCCAGCGAATTGGTGCGTGGAAGCCTAGGGCCTTCGGTGCGCGGATCAGTGCCTGCATGTCGCCCTGGATCTGGTAGAGGCCCATGTAGAAGCCGCTCTCGAACGGGCTGCCGATGGTGGGGAGGTCGCTGGCTTTGATGATGGTGGTCATGGTGGTGTCCTCGAATCTGGAATGGGGTCAGGCCGCACGGGCGCGGTGGGTAGTGGTGAGCAGTTGCAGGAGTCGGTCGTGGAACTGCTGGCGGACAATGTCGGGCGGCATCTGCAGGATGCGCTCCTGCAGCGGGGCGTAGCCTTCGAGGCATTCCCATGGGGCTGGGTACTCGGGCAGCAGGTCACGCTTTTCAGTGGCCAGGGCGATCATGTCGGCGTGCTTGACGCACTCCGGGAGCTCGGGCGTCAGGTGGAAGCGCTCGGCGATGGCGAGCCAGATGCGCTGCTCGATCTCGTGGTAGGTGTCCAGCAGCAGGCTGACGCCTTGGCGCTCGGCTGTGGTGAGGATGTGCATAGCGGCCGCGCGGAGGCTGACCACGCCACTCGCGCCGCTGGCATACTGCGAGACTATGTTCAGCCATGCGCTCTCACGCTGGCGTGCCGCCTCGATCAGCAGCAGCTTGAGCGGACGCGTCAGGTCGCTGATGTAGGCCTCGGTGCCGTCGTGCAGTAGCCCGGCCAGTTGTTCCTCGGGCGTGCCGCCTTCCTTCTCGATGATGTACGCGACCAGCAGGCTGTGCTGGGCAACCGAGTAGTGGTGCGCGCAATGGCCGCAGAATCGGCAAACCAAGCTCAGGGCGTGGGCCAAGTCGGTGGTGATGACGTTCTCGGCGCGCGGGTTGAGCAGGTCGAACGGGCGCCCGCTGTTGGTGAGTATCCAGGTCATGCGGCGGCCCTCCGTCCATGATTCGGCTGGTAACCGAGCTGGGCTTCGGCTTCCTTGCGTGCTGCAATCGCCTGGTCTATTGAGTTGAACAGGCCGAGGCTGATTCGTCGTGCGTCCGTGCTAATCCGCGCTCGCCATTTTTTGTTGCGGGGCAGCCATGTAATGCCTGGATGGCCGCTTGTGTTATCGCTGCGGTTGCACTTGTTCCGGTTGTTCTCAGTACGAGTAACTTCGCGAAGGTTCAGCCAGCGGTTATCGCCTCTGTCGCCATTGATGTGATCAATGTGAAGGGCAGGGAGCTTCCCTGTCATGAAGAGGAATGCAAGCCGATGAGCTGCAAAACGCTGGCAGTCTACTGATATCCGGATGTAGCCAGAGCGATCTCGGCATCCAGCGATCTGGCCGCCAGTGGCGCTCCCTGCGTTCAGTTTTCGAGTGAAGGTGCCGGTTGCGGGATCGTAGTCAAAAAGCTGTTTGAGCCTGTTGGGGGTAATCATGCTGCCACCCCCTGCTTTGCCTTGGCAGCCGCCACCAGCGACATGGCCTGCTCATACGAGAGGGCTCGGCGGTAGAAGGGCGGGAAGTCCGGGCCGAGGTGGTTGGTCAGTACCAGGGCTTTGGTGATCGGCGCGGGGTCGCCTGGCTGCCAGTCGTCAACGATCTCCGTCAGACCGAGGGCGTCAGCGATGGCCTGTGAGTCGCGGGTTTTGCCGCAGCCTTCGGGGCCGTAGACGAGCCAGCTTTTGCCGTTGGGTACGCCAGCGGCGAAGGCAGCCGCTTCAAGCAGGGCGGCTTCTGCCTCGGGCTGGCTGCCGGGTAGTGCGGTCGGGGCGGTGCCTTCGAGCTGATCCTCGATGCGCTGGGCAAGCCGCTCCAGTTCGCCGCAGACGGTGAGGGCGTGGCGCGCCTGGTCGCTCAGCTCCAGCACCTGGTTGGTGCTGAGTTGGCTGTAGGTCAGGGCTGCCAGCTTGAGCTGTTTCGCGGCGCGTCGGATGGTGGTCAGCTCGTCGCGGGTGTAGCTCCGGCCGGCGTAGATGGCGATGCGGCGGTCGGCGTCCTGCAGTTGGGCTTCGATATCGCGGTTGGCCTTGGCGAGCCGGCCGACCGAGCTGGTGAGTTGTTCCTCGAGGCTGGTGGTGTACTCGGTGAAGGCGGTTTTGGCGTCGCCGTAGCCTTGGTCATAGCCATTGGTGCGGGCGGTTTCGGCGTTGACGTAGGCCAGCCATGCAAGGCCGAGCAGGGCGATGATGGTGAGTGCGCCGATAGCGGCGAGGGTGATGTGTGAAACGGTCATGTGCTGTGTCTCCGTTGGTGCCCTGCGCCAGGGGTCAGAGTCTCTGGCGTAGGGAGTTGGGGCTCAGTTGCCTTGCTGGTAGGTGCCGATGGTGAGCGGCAGCAGGCCGCCAATTTCGTCGGTGAGCACCTGCTGAAACTCTTCGGCGAAGGCTTCTTGCTGGGCTTCCTGGGCGACCCAGCGCAGTTTGAGCACCGGGGCTTTTTCGCCGGTGATCACCGACAGGCGCAGGGTGATATCGGCGACGCTCAGCGGGTCGTAGGGCTTGGAGGTGAACACGAAGGTGGTCGGCAGGGTTTCGAGGCTGCGGGCTTCGATCTCCTCCATGGCGCTGCGGCGGTTGTTGAGGTCACCCACTTCGCTGTTGAGCTCAGAGGTGGCCTTGATCTGCATGCGGCGTACGGCGTTGATGGCAGCGAGGGTGTTGAGCTTTTGGTCACCCGCGCTGGCGGTGATGTGCGGCGCCCAGTCCTCGAGGAACTCGGCCAGTTGCTGCTGGCTCATGCTGCGGCCTGCCACTTCAAGCAGCGCCTTGTAAGCAGCGGTGGGCTTGAGGGTGAGGGTGGCGCGGTCGTCGCCGTGGCCGGCATAGTGCGGGGTGCCCAGGTTAAAGATGACGGTCGCGCGCATGGCGTCCTGATCGACGAAGCCGGCGGCGCCGGTATCTTCCTCGCCGCCGATGTGGCGCTCGACGTAGGCCGAGAAGGCTTTGAGTGAGTGGGTGTTCAGGTTGCCGCGAAAGCGGTCGCGCGAGAGTTGGTAGGGTTCCAGATTGGTGAGCGTGCAGCTCGTCGGGGTGACGGCCAGGGTGCTGCCGCCGTGCTCGATGCGCACGTTCGCAGCGGCGACGGCTTGGGCGTTGAGGGTTTCCAGTGCTTTGTGATCGAACATCGTTGTAGTCCTTGTCAGAGTAAGGATGGTTAGGTGGTGCTGTGTTGCGGGGCGGGGTGATCAGCTGCGCGCGTGAACGGGCGTGTCTTCCTTGCGGAATAGCTGGTCGGTCGGGTTGGTCTGCATCAGTTGCAAGCCGTCCGGGGTGACGTACAGCGGGGTGTCGAGGGTGGTGTCCTCGCGCTTTTTGCCGCGCTTGGTGGGTTGCGAGAAGTCGAGCTTGTGCGTCACGTTCACCTGGTTGGTCTGGGCGATCTGCTTGAACTTGAAGGTGAGGGTTACGGTGCCTTCCTTGCCGTGGTCAACCACGCCTGCTGCCACGTCGGAAACGGCGCGGCCGAACTGCTCTGCGAAGACGCCGGCGTTGAGCGACTGGATGAACTCGGAGCTATCGGTTGCTTTCATGTGCTGTGCCTCGTTTGTCAGAGAGTTGCCCGGTACCGCCGGGCGCGGGGGTTATGCCGCTTGTTCGGCGCGGGCGTCGAGGTAGGCGGCGAGGTCGTCCAGGCGCACGTACAGCGGCGCCAGGCGCGAATCAGAGTTCTTGAAGGTGGCCAGCTGCACCTCACCCGTGCGGATGAGGTGGCGCAGGCGCTTCTCGGTCTTGATGTGGGAGAAGTACTGGGCGCGCACTTCATCCAGCGCCAGGCTGTTGGCCTTGTGGCGCTGCTGGAGCAGCTCGAGCGTGTTGGTCACTGCGCCACCTCCCCGCACCCCGCCGTGGGGCGGCTGAGCTTGGTGGCGATGATCGCGGTGACGCCTTCGACGCTCTTGCCGATGGTGGTGGCGGCGATGTTGCCGGCTTCGTCGGTGATCACCGCGCCGAAAGGGCGCTCGATGTCGACGGTGCAGGTGACGTAGGGCAGCCAGCGGACCGGCAGGATGGCGAGCAGCGCGCAGTACAGCGCAGCCAGCTCCAGCGCCTGGGGCGGGATGGCCTGCAGGCGCTCAATGCACTCGTCTGCCGCATCGCGCACGGTGGCGGCGCTGACAGCGCCTGGGTTGGCGTGGTGCATGCTGGCCAGCTTGACGACGCCGATGGCGTCGGCGATTGGGTTGGGCTTGTTCATGCGGCGCTGTCCTTTGCCGGGAGTTCGGTGATGGCGATGCCGAGCTGCTTGGCCAGCCAGTCGATGCCGGCTTCGGTGACCATCACTGGGGCGTAGTGCTTGCGGATGCCGATGCGCTTGATAGTGGTCACGCGCGGATCCATGAACAGCTTGCCGCCGCCGATGTGGCGCGCTGCCAGGGTGCCGTCGCGGTTGAGGGCGTTGATGCTGCGCAGGTGAGCGCGTAGCTGGCTCTCGGCGATGCCCAGTACCTGGGCGGCCTCTTTCACGGTGCGGGTCATGGCGTGGCCCTCAGGCTGCGTTGAGCGCGGCTTCGATGTGCGTGGCGGCGGCCACGTACAGCTCGCCCGGTGTGCCGGCTTGCAGGTGCGCCGTGCCGACCTGTGTTGTCACCAGCGCGTCGCGCTGCATGGATTGCAGCGTGTTGTGCACGGTGATCGATACGCCGCACTGCAAGTGGCGAGTGCCGCCCATGCGCACCAAGTGGCGCAGGCTGGCTTCGTCCGTTGCGTCGAGGGCGAACGGCTCACGTGCCGGGGCAGTAGGGGTGCCGATCGCGCCGGTTTCGGCGGTGTCGGCCGTGCCGTTGGCGATGGCTTCGATCTGTTCGCGGATGTGGGCGGTATTGGCCGGGTCGTTGGCCTGCAGGCGGATTGTCGAGCGGTGATGGCCCAGCACGATGCTGACTGCCAGCTTGTCCGCGACTTGCTCAAGCTCGAGCATGACCGCAACGCGCGAGGCAGGGCGCTCAAGCTGGAGCGTGGCCTGCATAGACATGGGCGTGGTTAGCGCACGGCGCAGCCCGTGGAGGGACTGCTGGGTCAGGGCGTAGGTCATGCTGCGCGCTCCGCTTCGATTGCCTCGGTAGGCAGATAGGCCATCAGGGCAGCGCGCATAAACTCCAGATCACGGCGCCATTCTTCCTGGCGGACATGGTATTCATCGTCCGTTTCGCAGCTCCAGCGATCACGATGCCAATGTGCCGCTGCTCGGGCGATTGGCACGGCTCGCGGGTTGTTGTGGCCGAATTGGGCATCTGCAGAGTAGATGCGCACATCGACCTCCTGCACATGCCCCATGCTGTAGCAGATGACCTGATAGGCAGGGAGCGCCTGCAAGCGGGCGACCGTCTGCATGATCTGGATGAGTAGTAGTTGGATAGCCTGGCTCACGCTGCACCTCCCCAAGGGCCGAAGTCCTCGAAGGCGGGCAGGGTTTGGGGCTGCTTCAGCGTGGGGCGGCCGCCTACGAGCACTACAAAGCGGCCAGTGGCCTGCTGAACAGCGCGGACGGCGTCCGGGTTGGTGGTGCATGCCGGGTGCAGGAGCACCTGGGCGGATGTGTGCTGTGTCTGTTGCATCGCGTACTCCGGAGGTCAGAGTGTGGGTACGCGAACTAAATTAGCTCCAGTGTTTTACTAAGTCAACACTGAAGCTAATATTTTGCGCTGAGGCATGAAATATTTGCGTGCCAGGGGCTTGAAACGGCGCTCAGAGGAGGACGGAATACCAGAACACCTGGCCGATGACGCGGATGTGTTCGGCCACATACTCGCCTTCATAGCGTTCATCGGGGTACTCGGCATCGTTGTAGCTGCGCACGCGCAGGCCTCCACCAGGAAGGCGATAGAGCAGTTTTACGCGCAGCAGACCGGCGTGGTCTATGGCGTACATCTTGCCGTCCTGCACCTGCTTGCGGCTTGTATCTATACCGACTGTGGAGCCATCAGGCAGCACAGGCTCCATGCTGTTGCCAGTGACTGCAGCACAGGCTGCGGACGATGGTTCTACGCCTTTGCGTTGCAGGCTTCGCCGCCCGAATCGCAGCTTCCTACCGCTTGTTTCCAGCATGACTTCTGATCCCTTGCCTGCAGACAGCTCGACTTCCTTGTAGAAGGGCAGCTCGACCTCATCAGGGCCGAGTGGGGTTTCGTCGTCCCATGCCTCGATGGGGTAGAGCCCTATCAGTTCGTTTGACTGCGTCGGGTTTGGCGCTGCGCTAGGGAGCGGGTGGTGGGCGACGAGCGAAGGTGAGTGGGTGGCTTCATCAAGCAGCTTGGCCAGGCGTGGGCTGACTTCTGCCGGGGCGAAGTTCAGCACCTGGGCGAACTTGATCAGGGCCGGTATGTTCAGCGGGATTTTGCCGTTGGCGTATTGGCTGACCGCGCTCTGGCCTGACCAGCCGCATAGGTCTGCGATGCGCTCTTGGGTGAGTGTCGCGTCGTCTTGCTTGCGGGCCTTCATGATGGCCTTCAGCGCAGCGGCTTCGGCTTTTTGGGTGTCGAGGGTGATGTCCATGTCGCTAATGTATAAGCCACGCTTATTCCTATCAAATACTGGCAGTGTTATTTGTTGACTATGGCGAGCAGCGATCCTAATATCATGGCCGTTACCCATTGAGGGCATGATGATGGACGAGTTCACTGGCCAGACGCTGGCCGAATTTACAGAAGGCAAAACGCAGCTTGAGCTGGCTGCACTGTTTGGCGTGACGCAGGGTGCGATCTCTCAAATGATGAGATCCCGGCGTGATATTCGCGTACGCATGCTGCCAGATGGGCGCTATCAGGCTTACGAGATTCGTCCGGTTGGTAGCCGCCGCAAGGCGGCTTAAGGTGCTGGCCCCCGAAGGGGCCAGCGGGTTGCCCACCTGAGCTCTGACACACAGGTGGGCGGGTGGTGCAAGGCTCTGACCCCTTGCACCGGTGCCAGCGAGGCTCTGACCCCTCGACTGGCGCACGACGCTCGATGCCGACACAGCACGTATAAGCATCGAGTCGCCGTAGCCGGAATAGTAGGGGAAACCCTGGTTGCCTGGCTATGTCGTTAAACGGCGGTTTTAGGTAGTACCGCGCCGGGGACTCTGACCCTCGGCGCGGAAGGGGTCGAGCGGGGCAACTCTGACTGCCCAGCTCGGCAGACACAGCACACAACAGCCGGCCCCGCCTGGGGCCGGCTTGGGGTAGGTATGAGCCGACAAGATCTGCTGCCGGGCGCTGGCCCGGTACTCTCCCTGCGCCACGCGCTTTACCGCGCTGGGCGTGACCATCGGGGCGGCATTGGCGCCCTGGCCACTGATATGCATCTCGACCTGGTAACGGGTTACGACACCCTGCAGAAGAAGCTGAACCCGACCGAGGAGCGCCGCTGGCCGAACCCGGACGAGCTCGAGGACATCATCCGCCTGACCAATGACCCGCGCCTGCTGGACGCGCTGATGCGTCCGGCCGGGGCGGTGTGGTTCAAGCCGGTACCGGTGACGGCGACCAACGATGCCTTACAAGCGTTGGCCAAGCTGATGAAGCGCCTAGGCGAGTTCGTGGGCAGCCTGCACGACGGCGGCGCGGACAACCGCTGGCAGCGGCATGAGGTGGAAGCGCTGAAGCACCACGGGCATGAGGCGCTCCGCAAGATTCTCGGGATCATCGCCGGCGCCGAGCAGGCGATGCTGGCCGGGGAGGAACGCCACGATGGATGAGCGCGTACTGGAAATGGCTGAGGCAGCGCAGCAGGAGCTCCTGCAGCAGGCCATCGATAACCGTGTGATTTACCAGGGCGAGAGCGCGACCGAGTGCGACAGCTGTGGTGACGACATTCCCGAAGCCCGGCGCCAAGCAGTGCCGGGTTGCCGTTTTTGCGTCTGCTGCCAAGGGGTAAAGGAGGTGCGCGGTGAATAACCATGACTACAAGGCATCGTTCGATGCGCTCAAGTACGACATGGCAACCATCGTCGCTATGCTGGGTTTCGAAGCCTATCCCGGAATTGACCCTGTGCTGCGCCGGCTCAGTGAGCTGCTGTTCAGTTACGAGCTGGCCGTTGATGCACGTGGTGTTCAGGCCTCCAGTCACCCGGCGCTGATCGCCCTGGATAAGCAGTGCCGGGACAACGTGGCGCAGGCGCTGGGACTGACACCGACCGCTGAGCGGGATTATGCCTGGAGCCTGCTGCTGGATCGGGTGATGGGTGTTGTCGAGGATGCGGCCAAGTCAGCCAGTGCAATCGCTGAAGCCAAGGCTTGGTGTGATGAAAACGGCGGCACTCCGGCTGAGTTCCTATCTTATCAGCTGCTGGTGAAGCGTTGCGAAGTGCTCGGGCGGCCGCTCACCTGGCGTGAGGCCATCGAGCTGACGGCTCTGACGACAAGCATGCCCGACGACGAGCGCGACAAGCTGCTGGCTCTGGATGATGAGCAGGGAGGTGATGCATGAACCGCCCAGCCCTGCGCGCACATCTGCGCGCCAAAGTGAACCGTGCCGCCCTGCGCCTGCGTGAACTGCACGCGATGCGCGACTGGGAAGGGATCAAGGTCGCACTGCAGGTGTACTGGCAGGCTGCCAACGCATGGAGGGCGGTGCTGTGAGCGTTATCGAAATCCATGGCGGCGGTGATCGCCGCAGCATGATCAAGCGCTATGAGCGCAAGTCGAAACGTGATGCCATCCGCGAGCTCGTCGACCTGGTGCACTGCTGCTGGAGCCGCATTGATCAGTTGGAAGCCCACGTGCCTGGTGCTGCTGAGTTGCCGGACTGCACCGGGCGCAGCCCTAAGGACTATGCCATTGAGCATGCCGAGTACATGGCGAAGTGCGTGGATCGCCTGTCGGGTTGTTTTGATGAGTACGGCACGGCCATCGTCGCGGCTGAATTTGCTGAAGATGAGGATGAGTCGGCGCAGGAGTTCGTAGGCGAAGCGCGCGCAGAGCTACAAGAGGCTCTGGTCGAATTGCGGGGCTATGTCTATGAGTTCCGAAAGCGGAGCGCTCGCGCTATCGCAGCTGCCCAGCAGGGCAAGGAGAAGGGGGCTGTTGAATGACCGCTCCGAAAACTCCCGCAACTATCGCCGCCTGGGCGCGCCGCTATATCGAGGCCTTCGGGCTGGCCCTGGTGAAGATCGAGCCCGGCCAGAAGGCGCCAAAGGGCAACGGTTGGAATAAGCCCGGCGGCTATTTCACCGATGCCGACAAGGCCGAACAATTCTGGACGAAGAACCCCAATCACAACATGGGCGTGGTGCTCGGGCCGAGCCGCGTTTGCTCGCTGGACGTGGACCATGTGGAGTACACGCGGCATGTGCTGCTGCATGTGCTCGACCTGAACCTCGATGACCTGGCGGCGGTGTACCCGACGCTGGTGGGCAACCCGGCGCGCTTCCGCCTGATGTTCCGTGTCCCGGAGGGCGTGGAGCTGAGCCGGCATTCCCTGGTATGGCCGAACCTGCTGGACCCGGACGGCAGCAAGCATAAGCTGGCCACTGCAGCGCTGAAGCAGGCCGAGGCAACTGGCAATGCCGAGCTGACCGCGACGATGCGGGCGAAACAGAAGGAATTGGCGCCGGTGACGGTGTTCGAGCTGCGCGGCGGCCTGGTGCAGGACGTGTTGCCGCCGTCGATCCACCCGGACACGGGCCAGCCGTATTTCTGGCGCACGCCGCCCTCGGCAGATGGCCTGCCGGAGCTGCCGCGCGAGCTGCTGAGCATCTGGAACAACTGGGAGATCTTCAAGCCGCTGGGGCAGGGCGCCTGCGAGTGGGCGCCGGCGCCGAAAGAGCGCCCGGCACCCAAGGCGAAGCCGAGCCGGCCGGTAACCACTGGCGCAAGCGGTAGCACTGACGTGGTGGGCGCCTACAACCAGGCGCATGACGTGGAGCAGCTGCTGGCGGCGCATGGTTACAAGCGGCGCGGCAAGAAGTGGCTTTACCCGGGCAGCACAACGGGGCTGGCGGGTGTGACGGTGGTGGACGGCAAGGTGTATTCGCACCACGGCGCCGACCCGCTGGCGAACGGGCACATGAACGATGCCTTCGATGTGTTCTGCCTGCTCGAGCATGACGGCGATCAGAAGGCGGCGACCAAGGCAGCCGCCAAGGCGCTGGGCATCGATCATGCGAGCCAGCGTAAGAAGAACATCCAAGGTACGGCGCCGAAGGCTAAGGGGGAGCCGGGTGGCAAGCCTGCGCCTGGTGATGACGCGCAGAGCCCGGCCGATGAGTCGGGCGACCTTCCCCCGCCCCCTACCGATTCGGATTGCGGCGCGCCGGCCGGCAGCAGCACCACCGGGGGGGCGGGGGGTGGCTTCCATATCCAGGGGCTGCTCCGACGCTTCGCGTTGATCGTCGGCACCACGCAGGCCTGGGACGTGGATAACGGCAAGCGGATCAAGAAGGCCGCGTTTCAGGCGCTGATCGGTAAGGATCTGTTCAAGCAGTGGGATGCCGAGACCGACCCGAAGCGCAAGAAGACTGTCAGCGAGGACTGGGTTAAGGAAATCGAGCGTGCCCAGGCACTGGCGGGCAAGGCTGTTGGCGATCTGAAGATGCCGATGCTGACACGCTATGTGTACATCGACGGCACCAAGGACGTGTGGGACTACGCGAAGAAGCGCCGTGTGGCCGAGGGCGCGGTGAAGATGGCACTGGGCGATGCCTACAGCCTGTGGCTGAACAGCCCGGATCGGCGTGTGGTGGATATGAACCACATTGTGTTTGACCCGACGATGAGCCATGACCCCGAGGTGTACATCAACACCTATGAGGGCTTGCCGCTGACGCCTGAGCGGGATGATACGAAGTGCGCGAACCTGATCTGGCTGATCAGCTTTCTGTGTAACCACGCTGAGGATGCGACGGATTGGTTGTGCCGCTGGTTGGCGTACCCGCTGCAGCACAGCGGGGCAAAGATGGACACGGCGGTGCTGATGCATTCGACCACTGAGGGCTCGGGCAAGAGCCTGCTGTTTTCGGTGGTGATGGGGATGCTGTACGGGCAGTACTCGGCAACGGTCGGGCAGACGCAGCTGGAAGGTTCGTTCAACGCCTGGCAGAGCGGCAAGCTGTGGGCGGTGTTCGAGGAGGTTGTGAGCCGCGATCAGAAGTACAACCAGGTGGGCAAGATCAAGCAGTTGATCACCGGGCAGACGGTGCGCATCGAGAGCAAGTTCGTGAACGGTTGGGAGGAAGCCAGCCACATGAATGCGGTGTTTCTCTCGAACGAGATCGTGCCGTGGCCGATCAGCGACAGCGACCGCCGGTTTCTGGTGATGTGGCCGGAGGAGAAGCTGCCTGCGGCTCGGCAGATGGCGATCAAGCAGGAGCTGGCCAACGGTGGCGTCGAGGCGCTTTATGCGTGGCTGTTGGCGTATGACCTGGGCGACTTCGACCAGCAGACCAAGCCGCCCGTGACGCCGGCACGCGAACGCCTGGTGGCATTGAGCAGGGCGCCGTGGCAGACGTTCGCCAACCTATGGCGCCTGGGCGAGCTGGGCGATGGGTTGTGGGGCGGGTGCCTGAGCTCTGATCTGTACGCGATGTTCGTGGAGTGGTGCCAGCGCAATGGTGAGCACCGGATGAGCCAGACGAAGTTCAGCCTGTTCATCGAGACGCTGGGGGTGGACAAGACGCGGGCGATCCCCTGGACGGAGGGCAGCACGCGACGGTTTGCGGCGTTTTTGATACCGAGGGATGAGTCAGCCTTCCTGCCACCATCCATGCAGGCGGCCGCGCTTGGGGCGCATGTGCAGGCGTGGCGTGCCAAGGCGAAGCTGTGCGGCTGGAACGTGGAGGCGTGGGATCACGTCAAGGCGGCTGCAGCATGAGTGCGCCTAAAAGTGTGTTGGGTGTGTTGGCACTGTGTAGGCTTGTTTTCGCAACCTTACACACTTTCAGCCCAGTAACCACGCGGGTTCTAGACGAGTGTGTAAGGTGTGTAAGGTTTATGCGCGTGCGCGCGCGTGTGCGAAAAAAAATTGCACGCTGTATCACCTATCTGACGGCCCTGAACCCTTCGAAAATTTCCTTACGCGAGGCTCTGAAAACCTTACACACCTTACACACCTTACACAGACGCTCTAAAGTCTTTGTTTTTATTGAAGTTTTAGTGTGTTGGGTGTGTGTAGGGTTAGCGGTTTTTGTGTTGGGTTGCGGTTTTGGCGCGAGGGACGGGCAATGATCGAGGCTATCGAGACGCTGTTGAGGCATTGGGGCGAGCAGCTTGCCCAGAACGGCCATGGGGGCGGTTTGCCCAGCACCATGGGCACCATCGTCGAGTTCGCCGGCTGTGCGCCGCGTGGCGGGGTGTATGGCGCGAAGCTGCTGGTTGCCGGCGCCGGGCCGGATTACGCAGCGGCTGAGGTGAACCAGGTGCTGTACGGCATCGAGCGGCTGGAGGGCGGAAGCGCGCTGGTGCGGTTGGCCTATGCGCGGTACCGCAACGAACCCCGGCTGACCATCGCCGAGCAGGTGGATGCGCTGGAGCTGGGGCGCGGCGATGCCGGGCGGCGGGCGTACTACCGGCAGGTGGGCGTGCTGCATGAGCGCCTGCAGGCCGGGCTGCTGGAACGCCAGGGCAAGCTGACGGTGATGCGGCGGGAGTCGCGCCGGGATGGCGACCGTGTGCGCCGGGCATCGTTGAAGCAGGCGGATGCGGCCCATCGCGGGCGTGGCCTTGAGTTGAAGGTTGACCGCTCGTCGGGCGACTAGGCTCCATAAGGCGCCGGCAAGGCTCCGAAGGGCGCCGGCTGGGATAACCCATAAAAGGGACTTTTCGGTTTGTCACTCGGGGGGTACAAAGTCACCACGATTCGATAGGTACGCCTACCGAGCAACAGAGCGCCACGTGCTGTGTCGCACAACCCGAGACCCGACTCGGATTCAGAGCCCCGCCTTGCGGGGCTTTGTCTTTTCTGGCTGACGCTACCGTGGCAGGGGCGGCAGCCGTTCCCGCGGCACGCGGGTTTTTTATTCTGGCCTGTGAGGTGCGGTTATGACTCAAGAGCAACAGCAGGCCTTGGCTGAGCTGCCCATTTGGGTAGTTGTGGTTATCGCCATCGTCGCTGGATTCAGCGGCGAGATGTGGCGCGCGGACAAGGCTGGGTTGCGGGGCTGGGATCTGGTCTATCGAGTTGCGCTCAGAGCCGGGGCCTCGGTTGTGTTTGGCCTGAGTACGTTACTGCTGATCTGGGCGGCCGGCGCACATGTGCTGGTTGCTGCGGCCATCGGCTTCGTGGTTGCCACCATGGGCGCTGACGTAGCCAGCGGGTTGTATGAGCGCTGGCTGGCCAAGCGGGCGGGGGTGTGTGATGTGCCGCCGCGCGAGACGGGCGAGTGAAGGGCAGCATCAACGCCCGTGACTTGGACGATGCGCTGGCTGCCCTGCAAAAGCTTGGCGCTGGGCTCGCACCTCGGGCGCTGGCGGATGCGCTGAACCATACGGCGAACCAGGCGCGCATCGCGCTGCGGGCTGAGATGGAAGATGTGTTCAACCCCAGGCCGACGCCGTGGGTGCTCAACTCGATTCGCATCATCCACGCCAAGCCATCGGCTGACCCTGAAGCGGCGGTGTGGGTACAGGATCAGGGCACGGGCAAGAATCCATTCAGTGCCGAGGATTACCTGCTGCCGCAAGTCGCTGGTGGCGAGCGGATCACGCGCCGGTCGGAGAAGTACTTGCGCGAGTCGGGGATTCTGCCGGCTGGCCGCTTCGTAGTACCGGGCGCCGGTGCTCGGCTGGATGCCTACGGGAATATCCAGAAGGGACACATGACGCAGATTCTGTCGGGCCTGAAGGCGATGAAGCTATCGGGTTCGGACAACGCTGCGACTGATAGCCGGCGGTCCCTGCGTAAGGGGCACGCGGTTGCGTTCTTCGTGATGAAGCGCGGCAAGACGCCCATCGGCATTGCCGAGCGACGCGGGAAGAACGTGGCGATGGTGCTCGCCTTCGTCCGCCAGCCGCAGTACCGCGAGCGCTTCAAGTTCCATGACGTGGTGCGCCGGGTCGCAGAGAACGACGCACAGCTTGAAGCCAACATCGACAAGGCCATCGTTGATGCCTTGGCTGGTCGGCTGCCCAACCTGCCGAGCCGGCGGCGCCGCTAACGCCAGTGGCGTGCTACAGGACAGGCCGGGGCCCCTGGGCCGGCGAGGGTGGCAAGGGTAATTTGAGCCCCGTTCTCGCGCTAGTGGGTGGGGTTGGAGGTTAGTTAATTGGGGTTAATTCGGTTAATCCCCGGGGCAATTCTGGTTAATAGGTGAATTCATGACGGTCATGAAGAAGTCAGAGTTCGCGGATAGCCAGGGTTGGTCTCGGCCTTATGTGTCGAAGCTGGCAGCCCAAGGGCGGCTGGTACTGACCGAAGACGGTAAGCAGGTACTCGTCGAGGAAACGCTTGCTCTGTTGAGTGAGACCGCTGACCCCAGCAAGGCCGCAGTCGCCGAGCGGCACCAGCAAGGGCGCGTCGAGAAGGGCGTGCACGCCCACCTGACCCCGGCCGCCGAGTCCCTGCCATCCGCAGGAGCCCCCGACTATCAGAAGGCCAGGGCTCATCGTGAGTACTACCTCGCCAAGCTGGCCGAGGACGAGTTCCTCAAGGGACGCGGCGAGCTGGTCGAGCGCAAGGCTGTCGACACCGCTGCATTCAACACCGCGCGCACATTGCGCGACCTGATCCTCGGTCTGCCGCCAAAGATCGCTGGCGAGCTGATCGCCATCACCGACACCTGGGAAATGGAACGCAAGCTCACCGAGCTGCTGCGAGGCGTCCTCGAGGATGCCGCCAGCCTGGTGCAGCACGACGCCGAGATTGAACAGGGGGCGAAGGAGCCGAACTAGCCATGCAACACGCGTATGCCGACGGTGCTGCCACGTACCGGGCGGCATATCACCGAGGCCTGGAGCTTGATCCGGAACTGTGGATCGACCAGTGGGCCGACGAGTACCAGCGCATTCCGAAGGACACCGGCGCCGCCGAGCCTGGCAAGTACCACACCGACCGCACGCCCTTCGCTCGCGAGCCGATGCGCTGCCTGTCACCGCTGCACCCCTGCAAGCGCGTGGTGACCATGGTCGCCTCGCAGATGATGAAGACGCAGATCGCGCTCAACTGGATCGGCGGCAACATTCACATGGCACCGGCCAACATCCTGGCGCTGCTGCCGAGCGAGAAGCTGGCCCGCCGGGTCTCCAGCCGGATCGACAAAACGATCAAGGCGGTACCGGAACTCAGCAAGCGCGTGGCCAAGCCCCGCTCACGCGATGCCCGCAACACTCTCGACACCAAGGAGTTCGAAGGCGGCACGCTGTACTGCACCACCGCCGGCTCGGCCGCCAACCTGGCAGAGCTGGCTGCGCGCTACATCTACGGCGACGAGATCGACCGTTGGGATGTCGACGTAGACAGCGAAGGCGACCCCATTGAGCTGGCTGAAGCGCGCGGCACCACGTTCGGCCGCAAGGCCAAGTACTACTTCTCCAGCTCGCCGACGATCAAAGGCGCCTCGCGCATTGACGATCTGTACGAACAGAGCGACAAGCGCCGCTACTTCGTGCCGTGCCCGCACTGTGGGCAGCACCAGGTGCTGGAGTGGGCCAACCTCAAGTGGACCGACGACTACAAGCGCGTCGACTACCTCTGCAGCAACGCCGAGTGCGGCGCACTGATCGAGGAACACCACAAGACGGCCATGCTGCTGGCTGGCGAGTGGCGCGCCACCGCGAAGGGTGATGGCGAGACCGTGGGCTTCCACCTCAACGCGCTCTATTCGCCGTTGGGCTGGCTGTCCTGGGCGAGCTTGGCCAAGCAGTACGACAAGGCCAAGGTCGCTGCCGACCGTGGCGACAACGAACCCATGCAGGTGTTCTACAACACCCGACTGGCGTTGGTGTGGGACGCCGCACAGGAGATGACCAAGGCCAGCGAGCTGAAGGCCCGCGCCGAGGATTACCGCCTGGGTACGGTGCCGCAAGGTGCGCTCATTCTCACCGCCGCTGTCGACGTGCAGCACAACCGCCTGGAAATGCTGGTGATCGGCTGGGGCGAGGGGCTGGAGCGCTGGGTGGTCGACTACGTTGTCGTGCCGGGTGACCCAGCACTGCAGCGCACCTGGCTGGATCTGGACGAGCAACTGAAGCGCCGCTACCGGCACGCCTCTGGTGTGGAACTGGCCATCTGCGCAGCAGCGGTTGACTCCGGTGGCCACCACACCGATGAGGTCTACCAGTTCACCCGGCTGCGGCGCTGGCGGAAAGTGTTCGCGGTGAAGGGGGCAAGCAAGCCAGGCCGGCCCGTGCTGGCTCAGCGGCCCTCGAAAGTCGATGTGACGTACAACGGCCAAACCGAGAAGCAGGGCGCCGAACTCTGGATCATCGGTACCGACACGGCGAAGGACTGGATCTACAACCGTTACCCGTTCGCCGATGGCCCTGGCGCACTGCACTTCTCGACAGACCTGCCCGACGAGTTCTACGACCAGGCCGTGGCAGAGCGAAAAATCACCGTCTACGTGAAGGGCTACAAGCGCACCGTCTGGGTAAAGGGCAAGGCCGAGCGCAACGAAGTGCTCGACCTTCTGGTTTACAACCAGGCCGCCGCCCAGTTCCTGGGGCTGCACCGCTACCACCAGGGCGAATGGAGCAAACTGCGCGCTGCGGTGAGTCAGGGAAGCCTTTTTGCGCACCCAGCCGCGAGCAGCAACGTCACCGCCCTGCAGGAGGATGCCGAGAAGGCAGCCACCCCGCCGCTGCCGAAGCCAACACCACAACCACCAACGCGCCGGGTATCCCGCAGCGCCTACCTGAAACGATGACGTGAGGGCTGCCCATGGCAAGCGCACAACAGCGCCTGGATGAGGTCCGGGCGGCGATCAGCGACATCTTGAGCAAAGGCCAAAGCGTCAGCAAAGGTGACCGGCGGCTGGATAGGGCGCGGCTCGAAAGCCTGCGTGACCTTGAGTCGCAATATGAGGCTGATGTAGCCCGCGAGTCCCGCGTCGGCCAGCCACGGCAAATTCGGCTGTACAGCCGTGGCAAGGGGGCGTGATGGGCTATCGAGTTCGAGCCAAGCCAGTGAGGCTGCAGGTGGTCAACAGCTACGAAGGTGCCGGCCAAGGTCGCCGTGCGCAAAGCTGGGACGCACCCGACGCCGCGTTGAACACCATCGCCATTCCCGCCCTGCCGGCGCTACGCAAGCGCTCCAAGGCGGCAGTGCGTAATAACCCCTGGGCTGCCAGCGGCATCGGCAAACGCGTCAGCAGCCTGATCGGTACCGGCATCACGCCGCGCGCACAGATCAAGGATGACGCGCTACGCAGTGCCATCAACCAGCTCTGGAGCGACTGGACGGACGAGTCCGACGCCGACAACCTCACCGACTTCTACGGCCAGCAGGCGCTGATTGCGCGCATGGTCGAAGAGTCCGGCGAGTGCTTCGTGCGGTTGCGCTACCGTCGAGCCGAGGACGGCTTGGCGGTGCCACTGCAGTTGCAGATCCTGCCGCCCGAGTTCGTGCCGCTGGATCGCAACTTCGTCACCCGTCGCGGCAACGTGGTACGGGCTGGCATCGAGTTCGACCAGGTGGGGCGCCGCGTGGCGTACTGGATGTGGAAGAACCACCCCGGCGACGCCCGCGCGCTGGGCACCAGCTACAACACGCTGAACCGCATCCCGGCCAGCGAGGTGCTGCACATCTTCGAACCGCTCGAAGGTGGGCAACTGCGTGGCATCCCGCGCCTGGCGCCGGTGCTGCTGCGGCTCAAGTCGTTGGACAACTACGACGACGCCGTGCTGTTCCGGCAGGAGCTGGCGAATCTGTTCGCAGGCTTCATCACCAAGCCACGTCCTGAGGGGCTCACTCCGGAAATTGACCCCCTCACAGGGAAGCCTGTCGTTAAGGACTCCGACGGCACGCCGATGGTGGCCATGGAGCCGGGCACCATGCAGGAGTTGCTCGAAGGCGAGGAGGTTGTGTTCTCCGAACCCCCAGGTGCCGGCGATACCTACGTGCCTTTCATGAAGCAGCAACTGATGGCGGCAGCGGCGGGTATCGAACTGCCCTACGAGCTGTTGACCGGCGACATGGCCGACATCAGCGACCGCGTGCTGCGTGTGCTGCTCAACGAGTTTCGCCGCCGCATTGAGCAGCTGCAGTTCGGCGTTTACGTGTTCCAGCTCTGTCGCCCAGTTCGTGCCGCCTGGCTTGATGCCGCATGGCTCTCTGGTGCTATCCAACTGCCGGACTACCAGGCCAAGCGGCGCGACTACCTACGCACGCGCTGGGTGCCGCAAGGCTGGGCCTACATGCACCCCGTGCAGGACGTACAGGGCAAGCTGCTGGAGATCAAAGGCGGCTTGGCCAGTCGCAGCGAGCACGCGCTACGCAGCGGCTACGACGCCGAAGTGATCGACCAGGAAAACGCCGACGACAACGCCCGGGCCAAGCAGCTCGGGCTCGATTACACCACCGACACGGCCCTACTGGCTGAGGATAAAGAGGACGGCAAATGAAGATGACGACCAACCGCCTGGCGCTGGCGGTCATGCTGGGCGGCCTGGGCATCGACGCCTTTGCCCAGCCGCGCATGCTCAACCTTGAAGGCGCGCCCGACCTGAACGCCGAACACTGGTACAGCATCCAGGCCGCCGGCGAGGAGGGCGGCAAACCCATCGAGGTCTACATCTACGGCGAGATCGGCTTCTGGGGCGTCACCTCGGGCGACTTCATCCGCGACCTGAAAGAGATCGACGATGGCGTGTCGGAAGTGCTAGTGCACTTCGATACCGTCGGTGGCGACCTCTTCGACGGCATCGCCATCCACAACACGCTGCGCGCCTTGGGCGAGCGCTGCACCGGGCAGATCGACGGTGCGTGTTTCAGCGCAGGCAGCGTGGCCGTGTGTGGCGCTCACAAGGTGCGCATGGCCGACAACGCCATGTTCATGATTCACAACCCCTGGACGTTCATGGCTGGCGATAGCGACGAGCTGCGCAAGATGGCCGACATGATGGACAAGGCCTTCGAAGGCATCGTCGCCAGCTACCAGCACCGCGCACTGAGCATCGATGACGCCGAGCTGCGCCGCATGATCAACGACACCACCTGGCTCACAGCCAGCGAGGCCAAGACCCATGGTTTCGTCGACGAGGTGTTCGGAGAGGTTGCGCCGCTGGTGAACAACGCGGCGCTGGGCAAGATCCTCAACCGCTACCGCAACGTGCCCGAAGCGGCGCTGCGCCTGGTTGGCGAAGTTGAGCCAGCACCGACCCCCGATCCTGACCCAACCCCGGATCCCGAACCCGATCCGGTACCGACCACCCCGGAAGCCGCTGAACTGGCAGCCAAGCTCGCAACGGACTGCGCCTCGGCCGGCCTGAGCAACTGCGTCAGCTACCTGATCAAGGCCAGCGCCCTGGCCAGCGCCGAAGCGGTACATGCGCACTTCAACCGCGCCAAGGATGTTCGCGCCGCCTGCCTGGTAGCAAAGAGCCCGGATGACGCCCAGGCACTGATCGAAGCCGGGCTGACCGGCGAACAGGCCAAGGCGAAGCTGTTCGAGAAGCTGGCCGCCAACAGCAGCCAGGTGGAAATCAGCAACCTACCCCCGGTGGACGATGGCCCCCAGGCCGGCGCCCACCAGCCCCCAACGGCGAATGAGGTCTACGCTCGCCGCCGCAATAACGCCTCGAAAGGAGGAAACAAAGCATGATCAAAACTGAAGGTGTTTACACCGGCGAGTTCCTCCTCTCGGAGGCCAACGGCACCCGCAGCCGCGAGGAGGTGGTCATCACCGCCGGCTCCGGCATTCTCAAGGCTGGCACCCTGATCGCCCTGATCACCGCCGCCAACGCACTGACGCCGGCCGCCGATGCCGGCAACACCGGCAACGGCACCATCGGTTCGGTGACCGTCACCAGCGCGGCTATCAGCGGCCCCTACATCCTCACCATCACCGAGGCGGCAGAAAACGCCGGCAAGTTCGAGCTGGTCGACCCGACTGGCGCCGTGGTGGGCGAAGGCACCGTCGGCCAGGCATTCACCGGTGGCGGCCTGACCTTCACCCTGAGCGATGGCTCCACCGACTTCGCAGTCGATGACAGCTTCACCCTGACCGTATTGGCCAACCTTGGCGAATACACCGCCTACGACGATGACGGCACCGACGATGGCCGTCGCGCCGCCAGCGGCATCCTGTTCGCCTCGGTGGATGCCACCACCAACGACGTGCGCGCCGTTGGCGTGATGCGTGATGCCGAGGTGATCGAAAGCCTGCTGACCGGCTTGGATGCCAACGGCCGCGCCGACCTGCTGGCCAAAGGCATCGTCATCCGCCCCTGATCGCCGACCGCATTAACCCCCAACACCCCAAGCCCCGCACCTGCGGGGCTTCGCATTTCTAGGAGCCCAACATGGCTGAAATCACGATTTTTCAGGACGAGGCGTTCGGCGTAGACGCGCTGCTCACCGTCATCAACGACGACCACGTGCTGCCGGGGCAGATTGCCGCCGCTGGCCTTTTCGAAGAGCAAGGCGTCACCGGCACTGTCGTACAGATCGAAAAGGACGGCATGACCCTGCAACTGGTCAAAGCCGCACCGCGCGGCAGCACTGGCCAGGTGGTCACCGGCAACAAACGCGACCTGATCCCGTTCAACACCGTGCACCTGCCGGAGACCTTCCAGATCCTGGCGGACGAAATTCAGGGTATCCGCGCGAGCGGTAGCCTCACCGAGCTGATGCAGGTGCAGGCCTACGTGAACAAGCGCATCGAAAAAGCCCGCCGCCAGCTCGACCTCACCCACGAGTTCCAGCGCATCGGCGCGATCAAGGGCAAGGTAATCGATGCTGATGGCTCGAGTGTGCTGTTCGACATTTTCCAGCGTTTCGGCATCAATCGTCCCAAGGCCTTCAGCCTGGGGCTGGATAACCCCGATACCGACGTGTCGGCCAAGTGCGCCGAGATCCTCGATGCCCAAGACGATGTGCTCGGCAACATCACCAGCACCGGCGCGCATGCGTACTGCGGCAAAGTGCTCTGGGCCAAGCTCATCGCCCACAAGAGCGTGCGCGAGGCCTATCTGAACTGGCAGGCCGCCGCGCAGCTGATGGGTGATCGCCGCCAGCCGTTCGAGTTCGGCGGCATCACCTGGGAGCGTTACAAGGGCAAGATCGGTAACACCCCCTTTGTTGCCGATGACCGCGCGCATGTCGTGCCTATGGGCGTGCCGGAGCTGTTCATCAGCGCCTTCGCCCCAGCCGACTACATGGAGACGGTCAACACCGAGGGCATGCCGTACTACTCCAAACTGGAGATGATGAAGTACGGCAAAGGCGTGGAAGGCGAGGCGCAGTCGAACCCGCTGCACCTGTGCACCCGCCCGGCGTCCGTGCGCGAGCTGACCATCTGACCATGGCAGGCTTCGGTGACTGCATCGCCGCGCTCGACGATGCAGTGATGCACAGCCTCAGCGACGGCACCGCCACCTACCTGAGCCGCTCCGGCCAGGTGCTGGCGGTCGATCTGTCGGTGATCGTCGAAGAAGACGTGGAACGGGTGGACGCATTCAGCGGTGGCGTTGGTCGGGCGCGCACACACTGCGTGCGCAAGCACCTGCTCCAGCCCTTTGACCGCCAAGGCGCGTTCGCCATGGACGGCAAGACCTGGCACATCGACGGCATTGCCGAAGATGACGGCCATCTGATCACCTTCTATGTGAAGACATGACCATGCCTATCGACATGCAATCCGCCATCGTCGAGGAGCTGATCGCCTGCCTGGAGGGTGTCGAGTCATTCGGCGCCCTGGTGTTCGAGGACGGCGTGCTGCGTGTGCTCGACGAAGCCGACGATAACCTGCCGGATGACTTCATCGTTATCCAGCCCGGCTCCACCGAGGAAGTCGAGCGGGTGGGAACGGGCAGCGTGCGCGAGCGCGTCACCCTGAACATCACCGCCGTTACCAAGCGCCGGGGCTTTGCCGCCGTCCTGCGTGCAGCGCGCCTGGGCATCAAGGCTGCCACGGCTGGCCCCAAGGCCGGCCTGACCGCCCAAGGCGTGCAACTGGGCGGCTACCTCACGGAAACCCCTATGCCGCCTGGAGATGGGCGGTACTGGGCGTACCACGTCATGCCCCTGCAAGTTACCTACATCCAGTCCCTCAAATGATCGGAGGCCATCATGGCTCAGCAAGACCGCAGCTTCATCGGCGAGGGCATCGTCTATGCCCGCCGCTACCAGACCAATGACCCGCTGATTGACATCGGCAACTGCGACACCTTCAACATCGGCTTTACCTCCGACCGCCAGACCCTGCCCAACTTTCGTGGTGGCGGCGGTAACCGCAACGTGCGCGAGCGCATCACCGACGTGACTGCCACCATCGGCATGTACGACCTCACGCCGGACAACATCGCCCGCGTCACCCGCTCAACCATCGCTCAGGTGGCAGCAGCCAGCGTGGTCGGTGAAGTGCTGCGCGTTGGCGGTGTTGCCGGTGAACTGGTGCCGTTCGCCAAACTGCCAGACACCAGCCAGGCCGTCACCATCACCCGTGCCGGTGCATTGACCGCCAGTTCGGAAGCCGCTCTGGGCAACGTCGGTAACGGTACCCTGAACAGTCTCAGCGTCACCACGGCAGGCGTGGGCGCTTACAACGTGGGGCTGACCTCGGCGACCGAGTTCGCCGTCACCGGGCCGGGCAGTACGGCAGTCGGTACCGGTGAGGTCGGCACCCCGTTCAACGCCGGCGGCCTGGCCTTCACCCTGACGGCCGGCAGTACGGCCTTTGCAGCGGACGATGCGTTCACCATCACCGTCGCCCAGGGAGCTGGTGCAGCGGCAGAGCAGGGCGTCGACTACCAGCTCACCCCGCACGGCATCATCATTCCAGCGGGCAGCGCCATCACCACGGCGGGTGCTGCGGCGAGTTATACCAGCCTCAAGGCTGGCGTCATCCACATGCTGGCGGGCAGCCAGGTCGAACTGGAGATCTACATCGCCGGCCTCAACGACGCGCAAACCGGCGAGCCCTACAGCCTGCGTGCCCGCCGCGTGAAAATGGGCGTTATCTCGGAGCTGGCGGCCCTGGGGCAGGAATACCTCCGGCTCGAAGCCAGCGCCGAACTGCTGGCCGATCCGCTGGTGACCGAAGCAGGCATTTCCAAGTTCTGCGAGATGGCAGTGGTCAACAAGGCGGCTTGATGCTGCTGGGCCAGGGATGGCTACTTGCCTTCTTCACGCCGGTTGATACGGCGTTCCGGTTTTTTGGCGGGCTCTACAGTGGTCGGTACCGTGAGGTCTGGGTCATAGTCCGGGCCGGTGTTTTCCCCTGCCAGTTCTCTCATGCGCTTGGCTGTCCACTCAGCCTCATCCATACCCAGCGGCCTGGACTGCTTGCGCAGGGGGCGCTTGGCGGTGGGGGATGGGGTGTCGCCGCGTTTTTCGAGTGAGAGCTCATCGTCGGGTTCGCGCACCGGTAATTTGTCGATCAAGGCGCTAAGGCGAGCCTGAACGTCACCCATGGCATCGAGGCGGTCAATCAGCTGCTGAGTGAGAGCATCCGATTCTTCGCTTCGCGGTATCTGCTGCATCAAGCCAAGCATCGTGCCCGTCAGCGTCATCTCGGTCATGAGCGACTTGATTTCCAGCGCCGTCATACGGCCTTCGGTAAAACGCTTCTCGGTGAAGCTTTCTTGAAGGCGAGCGACGATTTCCGCATTCATCGAGCGGTTGTTCTCTTTGGCTGATGCTTCGATTTGAGCTTTTAGCTCAGGAGGGAAGCGCAGCTTCATCTGTGGGTCTGTCTGTTTCATGCGCGCAATCTAGGATCAAATAGGTCCTTGACGCAATGAACCTAATAGGTTTATCGTTTTTGTGAACCTACTAGGTGCATGGAGGTAGTTGTGAAGCGTAGCGATCCACAAATGAAAATTCGGCTCCCGAAGCCATTGAAGGATTGGATTGAAGAGAAGGCTGCGGAAAACGTCCGCAGCCAAAATGCCGAGATCATTTATCGGCTGGAGCAGGCGAAAAAACTACAGGAGGCGGCATGAATACCGCACAAGAAAAAGCCCCGACGCGGCAACGTCAGGGCTTGGATGCAAACCGTTTGGAGGTGATTCGCGTGAACAAAGCTAGCACGGCCCAGGCTGCTGGGCAAGAACAGCGGCGGTTTTTGGTTACGCCCGAGGCAGCCTTTGCGCTGGTCGGCGATATCGACCCCATCTGCCTCGATGATCTGCTCAACTGCATGCTGCTGCGCTCCGGCGCTTTGGTCACCATGCTGATGGGCAGCATCCATGATCGCGACGGCATCACCTACAACCCCGCTACCATCACCAATCTGCTCTGGCTGCTGCAGGGCCAGATCGATCAGATGCAGGCGGTCGTGGCCAAGTTGGGGGCTGAGTGATGAGCGAGCTGATTATTGCTGGTACTGGCATTCGCCAGGATGCAGAAGGGCGTTACTCGCTGAACGATCTGCATAAAGCGTCAGGCGGCGAAAAGCGGCACGGTCCAAGCTACTGGTTGGCTAACGCTCAAACCGTTGAGCTTATTGGTGAGCTGGAAACTACCGGAAATCCCGTAATAAGCGATACCGAAAATCCGGTATCGACCATCAAGGGAGGTAAGAACCAAGGAACGTACGTCTGCAAGGAACTGGTTTATGCCTACGCAATGTGGATCAGTCCTAGATTTCACCTGCAGGTCATCCGTACCTTCGATGCGGTGGTAACGCAGCAGCGTGGCCAAGCCGAGTTCGCTCAGGGTGTCTTCAAGGATTTCCAAGCCACCCGACTTGAGCTGATCACCACCGTAGCGGACATGACCGAGCAATCCTTGCGGGTTGCCGACCTGATGGGATTGAAGGACAACCAAGGCCGCTTCTACGCTGACAAGCTGGTAAAGCGCCAGATTGGAGTTGGCCCTCTGGAGCTGCTGGGCCTTACGGCTTTACCCTCTGGCAATGACGCGCTCTACTTCACGCCAAAGGATCTCGGCGAACGAGTGGGCATGTCGCCGCAGTCATTCAACAAGTTGCTCCAGCGGCTTGGCTATCAGGAGACGGAACGCAAAGGGCGCCGATCAGTCTGGCGGCATACGCTCAAGGGCGAGCCTTGGGCGCGCTACGAAGACACTGCCCGGCAACACAGCGACGGTGCGCCAGTCACAGCCCTGCGCTGGAAGGCGGAAATCCTCGACGAACTGAAGAAGGATGCGGCTGATCTGGGCCGTGTGCTTCGGCCTGTAGCGAGGGGTTGATATGGCAAGCGTAGTGCAGTTCCCAACCAACCCAAATTTCGTTACCGCGCGTGAACTGGCGCGGCAGCGCTGGGAGGCTGGAGATTTCCGGGGCCCAGGCATCTGGCTTGAGCAGGAAGCGCTGGGGCGTATCGAAAGCGTCATGGCTGAGCTTTACAACATGGCCAGCGCTGAACAGGCGCCCGGCGGAATCAGTGCGAGTGTGGTTGCAGCGAAAACACTGGATGCGCTGATCTGGCTGGCAATGGCGACCGAGATCAGCCGCTTAGCGCTGGCCGAATCAGCTCAGCGCCCGCCAGGCTAGCCACAAAACCAAGGCATTGCCGATAACCCAGCCAGGTGCTGGGTTTCGGTGTTGGTGCTGATCGGCTACATTCCCTGCCATATCCAAAGGGAGGGAAAGCCCGATGCAGTGTCCTAGTTGTGAACATGAAGCGCCTCAGTCTGCCTTTGGTGATCCGTTGAGATGCCCTGACTGCGGCGCATTCTATGAAAAAGCTGTTGCGTTGAAACTCCAAAAAGAACTGGCTGCCCAGCGTGAGCAAATAGTTCGTCTAGCCCCTCCGGCCCCGCCGCCACCGCCGCCTCAAAAAAAGAAAACCAGATGGGTGCTTTGGTTTTTTGTGGCCATGTTGGTGATTGGGGTTGTTAACGTTATAGTCAATCCACCGCCGCCTCGATCTGTTAGCACTCCAGCTGCGAGCGCGCCAAGTCAGAGTTTGCCTAAAGTGCCTGCGCCGCCGCCTTTCAGAGCGCCTGATCCTGTTGAGGACGCCCTGGCTGACGTAAAGCTTGAATATAAGTGGGGTAAAAAGCACGACACACTTATGGTTGCTAACTTTATTGTCATTAATAATGGCTATCGCGATGTGAAAGATATAGAGATCGAATGTGTTCACTCGGGGCCAAGTGGTACGCGAATTGATAGCAATAAACGGACTATTTATGAGCTTGTCCAGGCCCGTAGTAGGAAGGTTTTCAATGGGTTTGATATGGGGTTTATTCACAGTCAAGCGGTTAGCTCACTCTGTACTGTTGTTGATTTGAAAATTTAATTTTTATTGGTTTAACAAACCCGCCTCGGCGGGTTTTTTATTGCCCGGAGAAAAGTATGGCCGGCATCAAAGAGCGTTTGATCAGCTTCATATTGCGCGGCAAGGATGAGCTTTCACCCGCTGCGAAAAAGTCCGAGGCAGCGTTGAGCAGCCTCAAGGATGCCAGCGAGCAGCTCGGCCAGGCGCTCGACAATGCTAAAGAGACGGTTGGCCTGGCTCAGTCGTTGACCCAGGTACGCCGCGCGACCGAGCAGGCGCAGCGAAATCTTGAAGATGCCGAGAAGCAGGTAGTGGATCTGCGCGAGGCTCTGAGCAAAACGCCAGATGCGGCCGGGCTGGAGCGGTCTCTGCAGCTGGCTGAGCGCGAAGCTAATCGCAGTCGCAAGCAGTTGAGTGCGTGGACTGCTCAATTGGCGGAGGCCGAGAAGGCGGCGAAGGCCGCTGGTATCGACACCGACAATTTGAGCGATGAACAGAAGCGCCTGGCGAGTGAGGTGGACAAGGCCCGTCGTGCGCTGGATGACAATAACGCCCAACTCAAGATCGCCCAACGCGAGCAAGCAGCAGCGGCACGCGCTACGGCCGAGCACGGCTCCAGGGTTGAATCGCTTAAAGGGGCGATGAGCTCAGGCGCCAAGCAGGTGCTGGCGTTCGCTGCTGCTTATATCTCCCTCAATGCAGCCATGGGCCTGGTTCAGCGTGGGCTATCGCTGATGTCGCAGGGCATCCGCGCCGTTGCGATGGACGGCTCCGACAAGCAGCAGGCGTTGGCTCAGTTGGAGGCCACGCTGGCGTCTACCGGCCGGCAAGCCGAGTTCACGACACAGCAGCTGCTGGACATGGCCGATGCCATGGAAGCCAGCTCGATGCTGACTGCCGAGCAAGTGCAGTCGGCTCAAGCTCGGTTGCTGTCGTACACGGACGTGGCGGCGAATGAGTTCCCGCGTGCTCTGCAGATCGTGATCGATCAGCAGCAGCGCCTAGGCATCAGCGCAGAGCAGTCGGCCGAGATTGTTGGCCGCGCACTGCAGTCACCGTCGAAGGCCATGGCCGCGTTGGGGCGGCAAGGCTTCACGCTCGAGGCTGGCCAGCAGCGGCTACTCAAGCAGCTGGAAGCGACCGGCCGGATGGCCGAAGCCCAGTCCATCATCATGGACATGCTCACCGAAGCCTACGGCGGTGCAGCCGCTGCAGCGCGCATGAACACTTTCCAGGGCTTGCTCAAGGGCATCACTGACCGCTTCGGTGACTTCGCCAGCCGGGTGGCCAACTCCGGCGCGTTTGAGTACATGCAGCGCAAGCTGGTGGATGTCAGTAACTACCTTGACCAGATGGCCAGCGACGGCCGCTTGGATCGCTTGGCCGAAGGGCTCAGCAAGGGTTTCATCCAAGGGGTTGAATGGGCTGAGCGATTCGCAAAGAAGCTGTTGGATATCGACTTTCAGAAGGCGACCGATGACGCTGCGGCCTGGTTCAGCAGTCTCGGGCAGCACCTGGACGAAACCCAGCAGAAGCTTGCCGCATTCGTTCTGCCGTTTCGTGCGCTGTTCAATGGACTGACCTCCGGGCTCTCGTTGGTGGCTGCCGCGGTCACTAGCAAGATGAGTGAGGTGCTCGGGCTGGTTGATGAGGTGGCCAAGCGCCTACCCGATGCCCTCGGTGGCGAGCGCTTGCGCAACTCGGTGCGTGCTGCGCGTGAGTCGCTGGACGGGCTCACCGCTGGTTTCGTGGCTCAGGTTGAGCAGGACGGTAAAGACATCCAGTCGGCCTGGGACGCGGCCATGGGTGGCATTGCTGAAAGCACCGAGACCAAGATGGCCGAGGTGACCGAGACCATCAAGCTGGACACTGTCAGCCAGGCCGACTTCGTGCGGCAGGCTGTCACCTCAATGCAGGGCGCGCTGGATCAGATCAGCACTGCCAAGACGGTCGCGCAACTTCGCCAGGTCGGCGATGAGATGTATGCCGCCTACAAGCGTGGCGATATCAGCCAGCAGGAATACTCGGCCAGTTCCGTCGAGCTGAATCGCCGGCTGACCGAGCTGGGTGGCGCTGCTAAGACCATGGCCGGCGCCGTTGGTGTTGCGGCCGAAAGCCTCAAATCCCTGGCCGACGTGCAGCGCGCCATCAGCGATGCCAAGACGGATCGCGATATCGCCGCCATCCGTACAGCATTGCAAGGTCTCTACAACACCGGCCAGGTGACGGCGGCTCAGTACAACGCCGAGCTATCCAAACTCAACGCGCGCCAAAAGGAACTGACCCAGGCCCTGCAGGGCAGCAAGAAGGCCCAGGACGATAAGAACAAGTCTGATCGCGAAGCCATCGTCACCAGCGAGCAGCTACGCCGCGAGAGCGGCAAGCGCATGGAAGCCGAGCGCAAGGCCGGCGATGAAGCGATGCAGCGGCGCCGGAAAGAGTCCAGCGACGCGCAGCGCGATATGTCCGCCATGGAGGACTTCTACAACGGAGTGATGAACCGCGCCCGCGAGCCGGTTGCGGCGCTAGGCCGGGCAGCCCTTGAGGCGTTCGACCGGCTGCGAGGCATCAGTTCGGCCGCGCCGAGCATCGACACCAGCAGCTTGGATGCAACGCGCACCAGCCTGGAGTCGGTATCCAAGGCGTTGGGTGACGTGCGCGCCGCCCTCGCGATGCCGATGCAAAGCAGCCTGGCCCGCTGGATGGCTGAAACCCAGCAGGCCAGCCTGCAGACGCAACAGGCGTTTCTGTCGCAGAAGGCCAGTCTGCAATCGCTGATGCGTGACTATGAGCGCGGTTCGCTCACCGCGCAGCAGTTCGTGCGCCGTGCAAGCGGCATGAAGAACGCGCTGAGCCTGCTGGATGAATCCGACCTGAGTGGGCTGGAGTCGGCTATCGAGGCCGCCAACCAGCGCATGAAGCAGATGGGCGACTCGACCCGCAGCACGCTGGAGAGCCTACAGGACGAGCTGGACGGGCTACAGGGCCGGCAAGACGACATTGAGCGTCGCCGGTTCGCCGCTCGCCAGCGCGAGTTGCAGGCGCAATTGGCCGAGGCACAGGCAGGCGGTGACGCACAGGCGGTGGCCAACGCCAGTCGTGCGCTTGGCCTGCTGCGGCAGATCGAGGCCGAGAGCGCCCAGGCCAGGCAGGCAGAGGAACAGAAAAAGCGCATGGAAGCGCAGCAGGCCACCCAGCCGGCTGCACAGCAGGCCGCGCAAACGCCGAGCAAGGTGATTCGCCTGGAGATTCCGGGCCGCCCTGCTGTTGATGTGTCGGTGAGCGGTGATGCCGCCGAGACCAACCTGCTGAGCATTCTCGAACAAGCCGGCTTGAGGAGCCTGTAATGCAACTGACCCTGGATAGCCTCGACCTGGCTGCCGATCCGAAGCTGGGCGGCGAGCAGATGGAGTGGGTAGACGAGTGGGACTGGAACGCCATCGAGCAGGAGCAGGAACGCTCGCTTACCGGTGCGCTGATCGTGCAGGAAGGCGTCAAGCTGTACGGCCGCCCGATCACGCTCAGCAGCAACGGCGGGGCCTGGTTCCCGCTCTCGACCGTGCGTGCACTTGAAGCGATGGCCAGCGTGCCGAGTGCCGTGCACCTGCTCACGCTGCCGAGCGGCGATCAGCACTATGTGACGTGGAACCGAGTCGCCGGCCCTGTCGTTCAGGCCGTGCCTGTACACCGCACCGTCGCGCCAGGCCCTGACTGGCTCTATCAGCTCACCCTGCGCCTGATCACCGTCGCGCCACCACCACCGCCGCCCGACCCTGAGCCGGAACCCGACCCCGAACCCTGACAGCCCGCCCCGTGCGGGCTTTTTGTTGCCTGGAGATTGATGGCATGACCATTGCCGCAACTGACGTAAAGCTGCTGAAAAGCCAGCGCCTGACCGACGAGAACGACGGCGGCGGCCGCGCCACCGGCAACGCCGTGGTCGATGGCGAAGTGAACAACGTGTTCCCCGACATCAGCCGTCTCGACCGCACCACCGGCCGCATCAACCTGCGCAAGCTGTTCGGCGGGCCGATGACGCAGAACGCTGACGCCTACCTGGGTGCGCATTCCATCGTCACCAAGGCCCCGGCTGATCCGCGTGTGAGCGTGCTGCTGTTCAACACCGGCAGCCAGATCGACGAGCGCCGCGACGCGCAGAACGCTATCGAGAGCTATGTGGCCGCCGCGACCACCGCGCAGTTCGAGCTGCTGGGCACTCAGCTTGCCGGCCAGCGCGCCATCGCCTGCGTGCAGCGCGAAGAACAGCGCGTGCCGGAGATCGGCGAGGTGTTCCAGCTGGTAACCGCCAGCGCATCGCAATACGTGCGCCTAACCAGCGTGGACGCTCGCCTCGAGCAATTCACATTCGATTACGGCAACGGCAACTTCGTCAACTTCACCCGGCGCCGGCTTGATCTGTCCATCAGCGCGCCGCTGCTGAATGAGTTCCCAGGTGGCCAGGTTACTCCTGCCGGCACTTCGTCGACAGCGCTGAGCGGCGCGGCCAAGGCCCGTGTACTCAGCACCCAGGTAGCCGATGCTGCCCGCTACTACGGTATCAGCCCGCTGGCCGAGGCCGTGGCGCAGGGCGCGCTCAATCTGCGTGTGCAGTCCGTCTATAGCCAGTTGGTGCCGAGCACCACCAAAGAGAGCGCCCTGGTGGACGTGCTGGGCGGCTATCAGCGGCAGATCTACGTGCCGGCCGGGCCGTCTCGTTCGGTTGCGCTCACCGTTGCTGCCGGCGCGCTGGCGGGCGAATCCCGCACGTTCCTCGGTACCGGCTGTGCGCCGGGCACGCTGACCATCGTCGCTAACGGCGGCACGTACAGCGACGACAGCAAGGGCGGGCTGCGCTACGTGAGCGGCAGCAACTGGCTCAGCTCTGGCCGCGTGGATTACCAGACCGGCGAAGTTACCCTGGCCCGTACCGGCACCAGCTGGACGGGTAGCGCGAACGGCACCTATCGCCCCGGCGCCGCCGCGACCGGCGACACCATTACCGGCGAAGTCGAAATCACCCTCGGCAATCGCGGCTATGTCTACACCCTGAATCTCTCCGGCGCCGTGCCGCGTGCTGGCACGCTGTCTGTCAGCTTCATGGCCCTGGGCAAATGGTACGAACTGCGCGACCAGGGCGACGGCCTGCTGACCGGCGAGGGTGCTGGCACCATATCGTTCGCCACCGGCTCGGTATCGCTGACGCTCGACGCACTGCCGGACGTGGGCAGCTCGCTGATCTACAGCTACGTCAGCTCGGCTGACAACGCGATCACTGAGCGTTCTGGCGGCAGCGTCGTGCCAAAGCTTGAGGTGCGCTACACCCTGCCCGAAGGCGGGGTGCTGCCGGGGTCGTTCTTGGCCAACTTCACCGCTGGCACCGTGCGCACGCTCACTGACAACGGCCAGGGCGTGCTGAGCGGCACGGGCGGCACCGGCACCATTGCTTACGCCTCGGGCGAAGTGGTGATGGTGCTGAGTGCTACGCCATTGGGCGGCATTGCCTACGCATGGGAGCGTGGCGCTGTCGACAGCGGTGCGCTGGCAGTGACCAGCGACGGCAGCGGCATGGCGACGTTCACCATTCCCGGTGCGCCGCTCAAGCCGGGGTCTGTGCGCGTCAACTGGATGACCACGCGCCGCCAGGCCGCCCCGGCCATCAACTGGGGCGTGATCGAGGCGGGCAACGTGCTGCCGGTGTATGACGGCTATCGCGATATCTCGAACGTGGCCAACGATAACGGCAACGGCGGCTGGCAGGGCGGGCGCGCGGGCAGCATCAACTACACCACCGGCCAGGTGACGCTGCAGGTTGCAGCGCTGTACGACTACACCGAGTACACCTACAGCACCCGCAGCAAGCGCAATGTCATTAGCGGGCGCGCAACCGAGCCGGTGCTGGTGACCACCAACGTGCAGCTGCGCGAATCGTTCGGCGGCACCGTCGAGCACTCAGCCCAGGCCGACAGCGTGAGCACGGACCCGCAAACCGCCAGCCAGGCGCAGCCGCCGATCACCGTTGAGCTGCTGCCGGGTATTGCCGAACCCATCGTGCCGGGCAGCCTGCTGTTTAGCTGGAATGGCTCGGTCTACTGCGACCGCTCCGGCATCCTGTATCGCGACGTTGCCAGCAACACCAACGGCGGCGTGGCGGTGGGGGCGGTGAACTATGCCGACCGCACCGTCTCGATCAACAGCTATGGCGGTAATGCGACAGGCGCCGTGACCCTGCTGGCGTGCCTGACAGCGGCTGTGGGCTTCAGCGTGACCGCTGCGACCTACCGCACCCCGGGTGCGCCATTGCGCGCCGGTAGCATGCAGGTCACGGCGGTGCGGGCGGATACCGCCGAGGTGGTGACCGCTGCGAGCAACCTCAACGGCGAGTTCGATAGCGGCATTGTGCGCGGCACCGTCGACGCAACGACCGGCATCACCCGGCTGACATTCACGACAGACCCGGACGATGACACCGGGGCGAGCGACATCGCCGTGATTCCGCTGCTGCTGCGCTATAACGCCGTGGTGCAAACGCGCTTGCCGCTCGATGCCGGTCTGTTGGGTCTTGACCCGGTGCGCCTGCCGGCCGATGGCCGTGTGCCGGTGTACCGCGATGGCGACGTGTTGGTGATTCACCACACCGCCGAAACGGTGGTGGCATCGCCGACTGCTGGCGGCACGCTGCAGCTCGACCGCGTGCAGCATGCTGACATCGAGGTGGTGGACGGTGCCGGCACAGTGTTGCGCGCTGCTTCGTTCACGGCTGATCGCGAGCTGGGCACTGTCACCTGGGCGAACCCGCTGGTGCTGCAGGACGAGGCGGGCAACCCACTCGGCCTGCCGCTGCTCGTGCGGGACCGCGTAGAGCACATGGCCCTGTGCACCGAGGTGCAGATTACCGGCGCGCTGGGTATCAGCTCCCCGCTGCCGTGGGAACTGCCTGCCGGCGAGGCCATGGTGAGCAGCGCCGTGGCCTGGGGCGACCTGCAAGCGCGGATTCACACCTGGTTCGCGCAGCAGACCTGGAGCCAGGGCGCGCCGAACTGGACCGACGCACCCATCGGCAACACCACCACGGCGCAATACAACCAGCTGAGCTATCCGCCGATCATCACCAACGCGGGCGGCATCGCCGGCAAGTGGGCGCTGGTGTTCACCTCGGCCACGGCGTTCAACGTGGTGGAGGAACGCCTGGGCGTGATCGCCACTGGCAACACCAGCACAGACTGCGCGCCCATCAACGCGCTGACCGGGCAGCCCTATTTCACGATCCCGTGGCAGGGGTGGGGCTCCGGTTGGGCGGCGGGTAACGCCGTGCGATTTAACACAGACTCGGCGCTTGGCCCGATGTGGTGCATCCGCACCGTCATCAGTGGGCAGGGCACGGTGGACGATGACAAGTTCGAACTGCAGGTTCGGGGGGATGCGGACTGATGACTGTGCGAATGTATTCAAGCCTGGATGCTGGGGCGCCGATACTGACCGGGCAGAACTTCCAGCGGCTGCGGCAGCTGCTGGGGGCCTGCCTGGTCACCGGCTATGGCGCCAAGGGTGGTGCTGGCTGGACGCTGGCTCACGAGTCCGTAGATGGGCTCGGCTTCAGCTTCAGTAATGGCATGGGGGTGGTGGCGTTTGTAGCGTCTACGGCGGCCGCTAATCGCAGTGAAATTTACATCATGGAGACCGTCACGGATGGAACCACCGCACTCCCGTCAGGGTACAACCGGCGCAGCGGGCCGTGGTTCGACGGGCAGTCTACGACGGAGCGCTGCGGTGTTTGGCTGGGTGGCCTGAGTGGCCTGAACCCGCACTGGTTCGCGGTGGCAGACGAGCACACGTTCACGGTGATGTTTTGTTCGGGGACAGGGACGGCGGATAATGGGTCCGCATCCACATCCGCCGCCATCTATGTGGGGGCCTACATCACTCCGCTGGATGATGTGGGCTTTTGTGTGGTTGGTGGCAACCCATCAGGATTCAACCCGTACCTTGGCCGGCAGGGGCAAGTGGGTATGTCGCTGCGAAATCCATTTACGGGGCTCGTGGACCAAGGGGTAACGCCTCGCTATACCGCGAGCCCGGCCCGTTATGGACGCGCATACGAATCTGCTTCTCTTTCGCGAGTTCAGCCTTCTCGGCTGACGCCTGTGCGGGCTGGACTTCTGGGTTGGGGCGCTGGGCTTTCGGCCGGCACGAGCGCTGATCGGGCTGTGGTATGCGGGTATCTGCGGGGGCTGGTGAGTGAGGCGACGTTGAGTGGCGCCGCGCTTTCTCAGATCGTTGGGCTATTCGGCGCGGCGAATGTCTGGCAGTCCCGTGTGACGCCAGTGACTCTGCCTAACTCGCAGCAGTGGATGCCTCTCAGCAGCTGGAGCTTCGACGAGGCGTTTTTCATGAGCCTCAACCAGGCTGACTGGGAGTAGCTATGAACTATGTAGATCCGGTGATCATCCCCTTTGACCTGGGTTTGGCTACTCGTGCAGTGACGCTACAGCTCACGCGGGACGGTGAGCAGACGGCTGCGCCAAAAGTAGCGCTGTTGCTGGATCGCGCGCTGGTACCGCAGGCGGTGTTTGCTACTGCGCATATGGCTACCCAGCGCTTCCTCGCTGCTGCGGTGGACGGTGGTTGGCTGGTGGTCGCATTGGATGAGACACCGGCCGCCCGCGCTGCCGCCCGCTATGTGCAGGTAAGTAGCGACGTCACCATCGCCATCGATCTCAACGACGGCAGCGGCGGCGGGGGTGGCGGAGTCCCGGCGACGGTAGCGGCGCTTACCCGCGTTGATCGCCTGCCGGCGCAACGCGAAGTCGTTGTGCTGGATCGCGCGGTAGACGGCGCCTGGCGTGTGGCGGGTAGTGGCATCACCGACGAGGCGGGCGCTGCGCAGCTGGATCTGCGCGTGACGCCATCGAGCCGGGTGTATGCGATGGCGGCGGATGACTACGGCCTGTCGTACCAGGCGGATCTGTCCGTTGCGGTCGGCCAGCGCATCCGCCCAACGCAGTACACCGGCTGGGTGTATGAGATCACCCAGGCCGGCCAACTGCCCTCGACTGAGCCCGAGTGGTGGGCTGCGGTGGGCGAGAACCCATCCCGCCCGCTGGGCACTGCTCGGGCGGTCGCTCGTCGCTATTTCCAACCCATCGCCCATGGCCCGGTGCCTGTCGAGGTGATCTGATGATCAGCGTTTCAATCGGTGGAGGCTGGGGCCGTGCGGCCTCGGCCGACCGCGCTGCGTCTGCAATGCCGTGGGATGCCCTGCGCCAGGTCGACCGGCGCGCCGCTGCTCGTTGGCGTATCGCAGGCATTGCGGATCGGCGCGCAACAGCCGTGCCCTGGGCGCGGGTGCCAACGCGGGATCTACAGCAGGCCGCGCGCTGGGGTGTTGCCGGCCGGCTCGATGCACAAGCCAGCGCGCAGCCGTGGGGCTGGGTGCCGGCGAAAGACTTGGCGGTGGCCAGTGGCTGGGATCACACAATCAAGCCGCGTGACCTGCGGCTGCGGCTGATCTACAACCCCAAGCCGGCCCGCAAGGATCTGGCAATCGCGGCAGGGCATCGGCGGGTCAATGAGTACGGCCCGCGCTTCAATGCCGAAACCGCCCTGCAGGACAGCCTTTACGTGCCAGGCCCTAACTGGCTGGTGTTCGAGTTCGGCGGCCGGCCGTACTTCCCCAGCACGTCGCCGGAGGTGTTCTTTGACTTCCGTTATGTGCCGGCGACGCCCGCGATTCAGCCGACCGACATGCGCCGCACCCGCGTGCGCTGGCAGTCAGCGCGCCGGCTGAACCTGGGGCGCACCCTGCCATGGGGCAAGGCCCGCCAGGTCGACGGCGTGCTGACTGATCTGCCCTACGTGGACTACCCCGGCCCGGTCAAACCGCTGCCGGAGCCGCCGCCAGCCCCAACCATTCTGGATACATACATGATCGCGAACACCGTCAACCTTGTGGCGCTGCCGAGCCGTACGCCTATCGAGGCGAAGAACATCAGGGTCGGGGTGGATGCCGACTCGTGGAGCTGGTCGTTCAGTGCCGACATTTTCAGCGCGGCCGCCTATGACCTGCTTGGGCCTGATGCTGAGGGCGCCAAGTATGTGGAGCTGGATATAAACGGCTGGGTTTGGGTGCTGCGCATTGGCAGCCGTGGCCGTTCGCTCAAGTTTCCCAGCGCTGCCTATTCGATCAAGGGCAGCAGCCGGAGCCAGTTGCTCGACAGCCCGCATGCGCCGCTGCGTACGGGCATCAATGGCGCCATGATCAATGCCGCGCAGGCGGCAGAGGCCGAGCTGCTGAACACGGGCTTCACCCTCGATTGGCAGGCGACTGACTGGACGTTCCCGGCCGGCTCGCTGAGCTATCAGAGCCAGTCGCCAATCCGTGTGATCGCTCGCCTGGCCGAGACGATTGGCGCCGTGGTACTGCCTGCTCGAGACGGTGACCACCTCGATGTTGTGCCGCGCTATCCGGCGCCGCCATGGGAGTGGAGCCAAGTCGACGCGCCGATCAGTCGCATCATTCCGCCCGCGATCATGACCGCATTGGGTGGCGAGTGGACCGAGCAGCCGGCGTGGAACGCCTGCTACACCTCGGGCACGTCGTTCGGCTGCTCGATGCTGGTGCGGCGTGCCGGCACTGCCGGCGACAACCCGACACCGGATGTATTCGACGACTGGCTGACCGATCAGCCGGCCAACCAAGCGCGCGGCACGCACGAGCTGAGCAGGGGCGGCAACATCGAGGTGGTGCCTATCTCAATCCCGCTGTTTCCGTTCACGGATGATCACGGTGTTGGCCTGGTGCTGCCGGCGCAGCTGTGCCGGGTGCCCGAGGAAACTGGCGCTTGGGTAGGCCTTTGCCTGGGTGTGGACATCAGCGCCGAGGGAACCGGCGCCGTGCGCGTACAGCAGCAGATCCAGCTGGAGCGGCATCTCTAATGGCTACGACAAACCCATGGAAACGCTTCATCGGCCTGCTGCCCGGTGGCGTGCGCACCGTCGCTACCGTGCGCAGCATCAATGCCACGGCGGGGCTAAGCGAGGTAGAGCTGCGCACCGGTACGCGCGTCACCGTTCGCGGTGTCGACGTGCCTGTGAACAGCAAGGCCTACATAGCCGACGGCACGATTACCGGCCCGGCGCCGGACCTGCCGCACTTTGATGTGGATGTTTAGGCGGTCTGGCTCGCCAGGCACTCAAGGGCGAACTGTGTGGTGTAGGGGATCTCTCGCGCCATCGTCTCGCTCTTGTAATTGCGCAAGGCCTTCGGAGTGATACCCAGGCGCCGGGCCACCTCTTCCTGGGTGAGCCCGGTCTGGTCGATCAGGCCCGCGATATAGCGCGGGTCTGGGTTGTGGAGGGAGGCGTCAGGCTTCATCGCTTTCGTACTGCTCGCGACGGATCTTCTGAGTCTCGTCCAGCAGTGCCAGCCATTGAGTCTGGTTGACTTCTTCTGTGTCGACGATGCACTCGCGGCTGATCAGGCTCAGCATGATCCGGCCATCAAGCTCGTCGGCCTCGCTACCCATCAGTTCGGCGATTTCGTAGGTGGTGGTGTCGTTAGTGATTTTCATGGCGCATCTCCTTTTGTCGCCTGGCCTGTGCGGCTGGCATGGGTGTAACTATAGGAACATTGTTCCTATGATGCAATGGGAACAATGTTCCGTTTGTCGGATTTTATCTGATCATCCGCTGCCCGCCACGCGCGGGCTTTTTTTCGCCTGGAGGAAACTATGTCCACACCACGTGGCGTCCGCAACAACAACCCCGGCAACATCGACTTCAACCCGCGCAACAACTGGCAAGGCCAGCTCGGCCTGGAGCTGGGTGTGCCGCGCCCACGCTTCGCCCGCTTCGACACACCGGAGAATGGCATCCGCGCATTGGCCAAGCTGTTGCTGAACTACCGAGGTAAGTCTGGCATGCCTGGCGTGGGCGGGCCTGGCATCGACACCGTGCGCGAGACCATCAGCCGCTGGGCGCCTGGCAACGAAAACGATACCGAGGCCTACATTTCCGCCGTCGCCAAGGCCCTCGGCGTTACGCCTGACGCCGTGATCGATGTGCGGCAGCGCCCAGTGCTGCGCGCTCTGGTCGTGGAGATCATCAAGCACGAGAACGGTGCACAGCCATACAAGACTGAGGTGATCGACGAGGGTGTGCGGAGGGCGCTGGCATGAGTGGCTATGAGTTCAAAGCCATATCACGGTGCCTGGCAGAGTCCGCTCCTGGGGCGCTTTCGTTCTTCTGCCTCGGCTGCAATATGCCGCATACCGTCCAGATAGGTGACGGCCCCGGCGAGCGCTGGGGCTACAACGGCAACGCCGAGGCGCCGACATTCACGCCGTCCGTGCTCTGTCGTTACCTGTGGAGCGATGGCCAGCGTGTTTGTCACTCGTTCGTCACTGACGGGCAGATCCAATACCTGGGCGACTGCACCCATCATTTGGCCGGCAAGACAATCGAGCTGCCGACCTGGGAGGAAGCATGGGCGCGTTGGTAGATCGTTCGCTTGTGTTGGGCGTGTTAGCTGCGCTGGCCTTCCTGGCCGGCTGGAAGGTCAACGGCTGGCGGCTGGGCGAGGGGATCGCCCAGGGCCAGGTCGAGGCCGTCACCATCGTTCGCGTCGTCGAGCGCCAACAACAGAGCGTCGCAGACGAAGAGGGGCAAAAGGGTCATGAGCAACTTGAGGAGCTGCAGCGTCGTGCTGCTGATGCTGGGGCTGCTGCTGACGGGTTGCGCAAACAAGCCAGCAGCCTGGCCACCCAGCTCGCTACCTGTAATGCCGGAACTGCCGGCGAGCGCACGGCAAGGGAACGCGCCGCCGCAGTGCTCGCCGAGCTGCTTGGAGAGATGGAATCAGAAGGTCGTGCAATGGCAGAAGCTGCTGACCGTGCCAGATCCGCAGGGCTCACCTGCGAGCGCGTCTATGACGGAGTGAAGGCAGTAGCTGAGCAAAAATGAAAAGGCCCGGTGCCGTGGGGGAGTCCCTGCGGCACCGGGCCTTTTTTTGTTCCTGCGATTTTAGTTTAGAAAATGTAGCCTATGGGCAACCAAGGCTGACGAATCCGACTTTCGGGGTGGCGGTGGACATGCGGGCTAACCTCTAA